CCACAAATCCACTAGTTGGACAGTGCACTTCCACACCTCGAGTCAAAAACGCCAATTTCTTGACGGATTGAAGGGGTGCTTCAACATGAGCGCTCTCAAGCTTAGCTTTTTGTGCTCTTAAAGATAAGATTTTGGCTTCCAAATTCTTAGCTTCGAGCTCCTTGCTTTTTTGGACAGCGTTCTTGAAATCAACCATCGGATACTTTCTTTCAATCTGCTCTGGATGTTTTGGAGCCTTAGTAGTAACCATGCCTCTACCCAAAGCTTCAGAATCCATGTCCCAACCTCTAATTGGGCGATCATCATTCAACCCTCCATAATCGTCACCTTGATCCTCATCCCAAGATTCATCATCTTCATGTTGGCGCCGGTAATACTCCCTATCATAGGAGTAAGCGTCAACATCGTTTTCCGAACCAGGAGACGTTTTGAAGGATACTCTCTTCTTCTTCTTTTTCCGATCTTCAAGATCAGCAAATTCAGCCTTCAACACTTTTATCTTAGCTTCAAAAGCCTCGATTTCAAGCTCGGCTTTCTTACGCTGAACCATCAATTCGTCAACTTTCTTTGTTTCAAGGACTACTTCACCATCTTGACTTGAATCTGTGTCGTCGTCTGGATATAAGAAACCAGCTTGTTGAAATCCCAAACCAGTTCGCAAACTTTCCAAAACCAACGGAGCTTTTGTTGTCCAGCTCTTAAACAGCTGCCAAGTAGAATACAACGACCCATAAACTAATAAGGGAAGACCCAATTCCTTGGGCAGCATAATACAAAACAGCTGTAAACACAGAAACTTTACATCAATAGGCGCATCCTTTTGCATGATACTTATCGTCTTATTCAATTCAACCAATTCCTTGGTCTTCGCTGAAGAAGATCCTGGAGCCATATCACGCGTCATTGCACGGCGCAACAGCAAGTTGTTGCGCAATGAAGAAGCTCTTTTCAAGTTGTCATGCATTGCACGAAACAATAAACAACCTGTCCAGATAAAGAGAACAGAACGAAACCACTCAGATCCATACGATTGTGTCCAAATCAACACCGCAGTGTTCAGGAAATTGAACACAAAACCAGTATACGTCGTGTATACAATCAAAAAGGTCAATCCGATAATTGGATATTGTACCACCCAACCAGTGAACAGTAGAGTCACACGCAAAATATACGGCCAAAAGTCCGCCACCCCAATAGATGGAAAGGAACTCAAGGTCGAATTGATAAATGTTGCAGCAAATTCCATAATGAGTGTGATAGATAAACTGGAATCTCAAAGACTCTACAGC